TCTGAGGGTACAGGCCTTGGATCGTCAAGTGCGGTAACCATTGGAGTACTCAATGCTCTTCATAACCATCTGGGTGAGTCAGTCTCCTCCAAGCAACTAGCCGAAGAAGCCATCAAGATAGAACTGGATGTTATTGGTAAACCTATTGGAGTCCAAGATCAACACGCTATCGTATTGGGAGGACTAAGATGTCTCCAGTTTAATCCTTCCGGTCAAGTGGTGGGTTTCAAGGTTGAAATGGATCAGTCGGTTAAAGAGGACTTGAATAACAGCCTGATGCTTTTCTATACCGGAGTAACGAGGAAGGCTGATGAAGTTCTGAAAAAGTTTGATATCTCAGCCAATAAATCCCTACTAGACCAAAACAAAGAACTGGCCACTAGGGGTACAGAGGCGCTTCTAAAGGGCAATCTCAAAGAGTTTGGTAGGTTGTTGGATGTTTACTGGGATGTGAAGAAGCAGATGAACAAGAAAACTACCACTAGCAAGATCGACATGATGTATGACACCGCCAAGAAAGCCGGAGCGATAGGTGGCAAGGTAATTGGTGCTGGTGGTGGTGGCTTTCTGCTTGTGATGTTTCCGGCCAACAAAAGAGCTAAGATCCGAGAAGCCTTAAAAGATTATCAAGAACTACCCTTCAGGTTTAGTGATGCCGGAAGTAGGGTAATACACAACGCATGAGAGATATAAGTGAACTGATTAAGTTGATAGAAAAAGCCGACATGGTTTTCATCTGCGGTAATGGTGGCAGTAGTGCAACAGCCGAGCATATGGCTTCAGACCTCTTCTCAAGGGATATTAAGGCTATGTGCCTTAGTAGTAATAACTCAGTTATCACCATGATTGCCAACGACTATGGATACGAACATATATACAGTAAGCAACTTCAGGTATTTGGTACTGATAAAGACCTGCTTATTACAATCTCCTGTAGTGGTACTTCTCCGAACATTGTTGAAGCAATTAGGATAGCAAATGCGATTGGAATGAAAATCTACGAGTTTCCTTCCTTTCTAATGGGAAGAGACTATGAACTTCTGGAGGATCAACACATGAAATTAGTCCATCAATTAAAAAAACTCTTATGAAAGTACTTGTAACTGGAGGAGCAGGTTTCATCGGATCTCACTTGGTAAGGAAACTGCTAGACAATGGGGATCAGGTAACTGTCCTTGACAATATGAGTGTAGGTAGTCCTAAAAACTTACCTAAACATAAGAACCTAGAGGTACAAATTGGCAACATCCTAGATAACACCGGATCTTTCTATCGTGATGTAGATATCGTCTATCACCTAGCCGGACAAACTAGGCCTCAAGTATCGATCATCAAACCGGAAGAGACCATGACTATCAATGTTTTGGGTACTCTCAAAGTTCTCCAGTACTGTCAAGAATATAAGGTTAAACGAATTGTCTTTGTCTCGACTACCGCAATATACGGAGACCAAGAACAGTTGCCGACTCAGGAGAACGCTATCCCCAATCCCATGTCTCCTTATGCTCTATCAAAGTTAGTCGGAGAGCAGTTGTGCCAGTTATACGAAACGATGTATCGACTTGAGTTTAATGTCTGCCGACCATTCAATGTCTACGGATCACGCCAGTCTCCTAATGGGGCATATGCTTCAGCAGTTTCTAGTTTCATTAAGTGTCTAAGAGAGGACAAGAGACCATTTATTACCGGAGATGGAACTCAGAGTCGAGACTTTGTTTATGTGGAAGATGTAGTCGATCAACTAATCCTTATGGCTAACTCCACCATCCACTCTGAGATATTCAATGCCGGATCTGGAGACAGCACCTCGATCAACGAAATATACCGGATTATCTCGAAGATTATAGGTAAAGATATCAAACCAGACCATATTGAACCCGTATTTGAACCTAAGATGACACTGGGAGCAATAGATAAGGCTGAATATCTACTTGGATGGAAGCCGAAGTACTCACTGGAAGAAGGACTTGCATTAACAATTAAAGAAACACTTGAAAATAGTATCTGATTTTGATGGGGTTATATGTAAAAGAAATGGTATTCCTACCGAAAAAGGTTTTGGAGAACCGATGGAGGGATCTTTGGAAGCCATAAAGTATTTGATATCTCTAGGTCATGAGGTTTGGATATTAACATCTAATCCAGATTTGAATGAAGTTGCTTCGTGGCTATATAAGTATAGTTTTCCACTGTTAAAGATAACGAACATCAAAGAACCAGCTCATGTCTATATCGATGACCGAGCCATAAGGTTTACCGACTGGCAAGATATACGGAAGTACTTTGGTTAATAATTAAATAAAAATATGAAAAAAATAGCAATAATTGGCTATGGATGGGTAGGAAAAGCAATGGAGAAGTTATTTCCGGATGCTGTTATCTATGATCCATTGCTAGGTTACAAAACGACTAAGGAAGAAGTAAACAAGTGCGACATAGCTTTTATTTGCGTACCATCACCTTGTCCGGCAGAAGGCGCTTTGGACATTTCTATCATTGATGAAGTTGTCTCATGGTGCGATTGTCCCCTTTTGGTCATGAGGTCAACAGTCAACCCAAACACTTGCGACTCACTTTCAAAAAAATATAACAAAAGAATCGTGATGCAACCGGAGTACCTCGGTGAGACTCCTGCACACCCAATGTATGATCCCAAGACTCGTCAGTTTCTAGTTATCGGAGGTAAGCCAAACGATAGACGAGAACTGATTGATCTTTACACAACAGTCTATAACGCCAATACCAACATCCGACAGGTGAGTGCGCTAGAGGCCGAGATCATAAAGCTATCCGAGAATCGAGCCATCTCCTTCAAAGTTTCCGAGTGTCAGGAACTTTACGATGTGTGTGAGAGAGCTGGAGTTGACTATTACACCATTCGTGATGCTGTCTACTCGGATGATCCTCGCTTCAATCTATGGTGGACATTCGTGTTCCCTGAAAAGAGAGGTTTCAACTCAAAATGTATTCCAAAAGATATCTATGCGTGGTGCGCTTGGGCTGAGTCCTTGGGGTACAAACCGGAAATTACCAGAGCAATACTTGAAAGGAACAAAAAATGGATCTCACAGTAATCATTCCAGCTCGTAACGAGGAGTTTCTAGGTCTTACCATCGAGGATGTTTTGCGTAACTCAGAGGCTAATACCGAAGTGATCGCTGTTCTTGATGGCTATCTACCAGATCCGCCACTCAAACCAGATGACAGAGTAACCATTATCTACAATCCGGTAGCGGTGGGACAGCGAGAGGCCTCTAATCAGGCTGGTAAGCTAGCTAAGGGTAAGTACATCATGAAACTCGATGCACATTGTGCGATGGACAAGGGGTTTGACCGCAAGATGTTGGAGTCCTTCAAAGAAACTGGAGACAATGTAACCATGATCCCTCTTATGAAGAACTTTCATGTCTTTGACTGGGTTTGTCCTCAAGGCCACAGAAGATACCAGAGTCCTAGTGGAGTCTGCGAAGAGTGTGGACAACCAACTAAGAAGGATGTGGTCTGGATTGCTAAGGCTAGTCCGAACAATGTAGCCTTCCGGTTTGATAAGACACTACACTTTCAGTACTGGGGAGAGTGGCAGAACAAGCATCCGGAAGATCTAGTGGAGACACTATCAATTCAGGGATCGTGCTTTATGTGTACAAAGGAGAAGTACTTTGAACTAGGTCTATGCGGAGAGGAGTTTCACTCATGGGGACAGCAGGGAGTAGAGGTAGCCTGTAAGACTTGGCTCTCAGGTGGTCGGGTGATTGGTAACCGGAGAACTTGGTACGCTCATATGTTCAGGACAAGAGGTGGAGACTTTGGTTTTCCATACGACAACCCTCAAGACAAGGTAAACGAGAATAGGGATATTAGCAGACAACTCTTCCAGAAAAATAAGTGGCCAAAGGCTGTCAGGACTTTCGAGTGGTTACTGGCCAAGTTTAATCCACCAGACTGGGGTACTACCAAAGGGATGATCTACTACACCGACAGTAAACTAGACGAGAAGATCGCCAAACCTTGCCGAGAAAGAATACAGAAGATCGCCAAAGAAAAGAACATCGGTCTTGTATCATCAGCTATTAAAAGGATGGATATAGGGTACAAAAACATCTGCTTCCCATCCATGAAGAGAGGCTACTTAACGATGTTTAAGCAGATCATGGCCGGACTGGAGAATAGCAGAGATGACATTATCTTCTTTACTGAGCATGATGTCCTCTATCACCCATCTCACTTTGACTTCGTACCACCGGACAAAAATACCTTCTACTACAACCAGAATGTTTGGCTACTCCGGATGCCGGATGGTCATTGTCTCCACTACGATGTCAATCAACTGTCAGGACTTTGTGTATATCGTGAGACAGCGCTAATCCACTTCAGAGAGCGCTATGAGATGACTAAGAAGGCTTTTGAGACCATGAACGAAGGTGAGTTTAATAGTTTTGTTCGTCACATGGGCTTTGAACCGATGACTCATAACCGAGTAGCATGGCAAAACAAGTTTCCTTATGCAACATGGAAGTCGGAGTTTCCTAATGTTGATATAAAACATGGAGCTAACGCTACCGGACAACGCTGGAAGAAAGAACAGTATAGAAACCAGAACTTGCTAGTCAACTGGACTGAAAGTGATCAGATTGAAGGATGGGGTAAGGGCATAGACATAGTCAAAACGCTACAATAGGTTGCCTAAAACTAACTTTATTGTTTAATCTTGGGGTATGGCTTATGGATTAGATTTTATTACTGGTGGAACTGCTAGTGCAGACTCTGAGTTTAGTGGTGATTTTAATGCGAGTAAGGCGTGTGATAACGATGAAGGTACGAGGTGGTCATCAACAGTAACAGCGCTTCCACACTGGTGGAAGTATGACTTGGGTGCTGGAATAACTAAGATTGCCAGAAAAGTTAGAACCAAAGCGTATGCCCCAGATGATCTCCAGATGAAGGATTTTACCCTTCAAGGAAGTAATGATGACTCTGACTGGACAGTTGTTTATACCGGACAGGCTACTAATAGCGATGCGTGGCAAGAGTTCGAGTTCGATAACTCAACCGCCTACCGCTATTACAAATTAAACTTCACAACAACCTACTATGGTTCTGGTGGAACTATTTCTATTTGGGAACTAGAAATGATGGAGTTCACTGGGAGCGCCTCATCTTCAATATCGGCATCGGCAAGTAGTTCAGAATCCCCATCAGTTTCAGCTTCTCAATCACCATCCTCCTCAGTTTCCGCAAGTGCATCAAAGTCAGTAAGTCCTTCGGTATCTGCTTCTCCAAGTATGGGTTACACTGGATATACAAGGGGAGATGTTGCCATCATTCCATCAGACGATACAGACCTTGAAACTAACTATGATGCGCAAGACTTACTAGATGTAGCCGTAAAAGATAATATCAGAGTCGGTCAGACTGGAACTCTTGAATACATGATTCATCAATTCAAAAACTTTGTTGATAGTAAATCTGGAGTAATGGTTTCTTGGATAGGTCAGACAACACTCGCACCAGCATCTTCGGTTGTCAAACTACAGATTTTCAATCGGACTACTAATTCTTGGGATGATCTTGATAGTGATAACACTACGGCAATCAATACAGATATCGAATTATCAGCAACAGTCGGAGATTTTACGAATTATAAAGATGCTCGGAGTGTGATTTCATGCCGAGTGTGGCAACTAGCAATCTAAAATGGCTCAACTAAGTCTCACAACCCTCATAGACAATGCAAACCTAAAAGCGTATTACCGCTTTGAAAGTGGTGCTTTGACAGCAGACAGTAGTGGAGAAGGACACACATTGACAGACATTGGTGCACCAGATGAGGTAAGCGGAAAATGGAGTACCGGTGGTGTAGGTCTTGTTGGTGCTAATTCAGATGCGTTTTCATTGGGAGACCACGCTGATTTTCGTGCTACCTCTGCTTTTACTGTCGGTTGTTGGTATAAATCATCAGCTACGGGAACAAATCCATATATTTTCCAATGTTATGCAATATCAGGGAGTGTAGTTTATGGTTGGGATTTTTATTGCGACACAAATGACCATGTAGCTCTTCAATTAGGAAAAGGAACAGGAATTGGATTTCCTGCAGATTACAATCGTGCTATCGGAGATGATGATGTTATAGATGGAACATGGCATCTGATCTGCGGAACATGGGATGGTTCTAATATAAAAGTATGGGCTGATGGTGTCCAAAGCGGTGACTCTGTAGCCTTTTCAAATCCAGCGTACGCAGGAACAAATTACATTAGAGTTGGTTGTTTCAATTACAACGGAACGGATAGCGGTTTCCAAAATGCCGAAATTGATGAGCTTTTCTTTGTCAATGGAGAGGCTTGGGGAACAACTGAGTTTGCCCTTCTTATGTCAACTGGATCGGCATCTCAGTCTCCCTCCGGTTCACAGTCCCCCTCTGGTTCACAGTCCCCCTCCGGTTCTTTATCTCCCTCAGCCTCCGCTTCAAAGTCGGAATCGAAGTCCCTCTCTCCCTCTGCCTCAGCTTCTAAAAGTGAAAGTAAGTCGGCTTCTAAAAGTGAAAGTAAGTCGGCTTCTAAAAGTGCAAGTAAAAGTGAGTCTAAGTCTAAATCACCCAGCTCTTCTCCTTCTAAAAGTGAAAGTAAGTCGGCTTCTAAAAGTGCAAGTAAGTCGGCTAGTGCCTCACTTAGTCCTAGTGCAAGTTTATCTCCATCCGCTTCAGCCTCAAGGTCGGCTAGTGCATCCGCTTCTAAGTCTGAGTCGAAGTCAGCAAGTGCTTCATTATCTCCCTCTGCCTCTGAATCCAAGTCGGCTTCTGCTTCGGCTTCTAAGTCAGCCTCTGCATCGCTGTCTCCCTCCGCCTCAGCAAGCAAGAGTGAGTCTGCATCCGCTAGTGCTTCTGAGTCTAAAAGTGCCTCTGCCTCCCTGTCTCCATCGGCATCTGAGTCCAAGAGTACATCCGCCTCCGCATCTGCTTCGGAATCTGCATCTGAAAGTCCGTCTTTATCCCCTAGTGCGAGTGAATCAGCATCAGAGTCTGCTAGTGAGTCTGCTTCCGAGAGTGCTTCTGGGAGTGCATCTCTATCTCCCTCTGCCTCCGAGAGTGTATCGGCAAGCTCATCTGAAAGTAAATCAGGTTCTGCCTCCGCTAGTCCTTCCGGAGGTTCACCTTCTGAAAGTCCTTCTATATCACCATCGGCAAGTGAGTCAAAATCTCTTTCTCCATCTGCAAGCGCTTCGGCTTCTGCTTCGGCTAGTGAATCTAAATCGGCCAGTGCCAGTGCTTCCGCCTCTGCTTCTAAGTCTGCTTCCGCCTCCGCATCTGCTTCTGAAAGCAAGTCACTCAGTCCATCTGCCTCAGAAAGTAGGTCAGCCTCGGCATCGGCAAGTAAGTCACTATCGCCATCAGGGAGTGCTTCAGCAAGTGCTTCAGCAAGTGCTTCCAAATCTGCTTCTGCTTCAGCCTCTGCATCTGAGTCAAAATCTCAATCTCCATCTGCATCAGAGAGCGCCTCTGCGAGTGCCTCAGAGTCAGCAAGTTTGAGTCCATCCGCATCTGAATCAGCCTCCGCAAGCGCTTCGGCTTCAAAGTCTGCCTCCGCTAGTGAGTCTAAATCGGAAAGTGCTAGTGCTTCCGCCTCTTTGTCACCCTCCGCTAGTGAGTCAGCAAGTGCAAGTAAGTCAGAGTCCGTATCTGCTTCAGCTTCAGCTTCAGCAAGCGAGAGTGCATCGGCTAGTGCCTCAGAGAGTAAGTCATTGTCTCCATCAGCATCGGAGAGTGCATCACTAAGTCCAAGCGGAAGTTTGAGTCCGTCAGCATCAGAATCTGCAAGTGGAAGTGCAAGTTTGAGTCCATCTTCATCTGAGTCACCAAGTCCGAGTCCTAGTTTAAGTCCTTCAGCCAGTGAGTCAGCTTCAGCATCAGCTTCCGAGTCTAGGTCTGCTAGTGCTAGCGAGTCTAAGTCTGAGTCTCCGTCAGTATCTCCATCTCCGGTTCAGTACGAACTCTTAACAGATTTTTGGGGTATTGTACTTATCAGTCCTTCCTCATCTCCATCTGCTTCACTGAGTTCAAGCGCCTCGGAGTCTAAGTCGCAAAGTCCAAGTAGCTCGGTATCATCTTCTCCCAGTGCCTCTGAGTCGCCAAGTGTTTCAGCATCTCCTTCACCTCCAACCTATACGAATGAATATGATAGAAAATCAACAGAATATCCGGCAGACTGTTATGCTGACAAAAATACCTCGTACACCAGCGAGTATTCTGACCTGACAACAACATATACAAACAAATACTCACGATGGAACGACTAGCCTTTAATCAACTTTATCGTTTAATCTAGCTTATGGCAATATATGAATTAAGGGAGTGGGTTGGCGGTATCAGCTCGTTTTCTGATCGTGGAATAAGAGGTTCTTTCAAGATGGGAGCTAACCTTGATATCCGCAAGACTGTTGACACTCTAACTGCCGGACAAGCCCTAAAAGAGGAGGGAATCTGGGGATATTCTCACTCTTCCTCACCATCGCTATCACCTAGTGCATCTATGTCTCCTAGTGGTTCAGGAAGTCCGTCTTTGAGTATGAGTGGAACGCCTAGTATAAGTAACTCTGCTTCCGCATCTCCTTCCGCATCAGCATCCCCTTCAGCCTCGTCATCGGCTTCAGCATCGAGTTCCCTATCGCAATCAGCTTCTCAATCACCATCTCCTAGTAAGTCAGCCGATCAGGGAAGTGTCTATGTGGATCTTGTCATGTTCTGGGTGAAGGCAACCGATGGAGCAACCTACGGCTTTGGTAATGCTGGATATATTTATAGAAGATATGCGGATGGTTATGTCAGAAATGTCTGGCATGATCCCGATGGTGGTATTAAGGGTGCAGTCGAAAAACCCTCTTCCACCGGAAAGACATACCTCCAATGGGCTACAACCAACAAACTGAAACAAAAAGAGCTGGCCGGAGCATCTGACTGGAGTGATGTAACCACTGTCGCTGAAAACCTTAATGGATCAGACTGGCACACAATGGTACAGGTTGGTGGAGCAAACTATATTGCCAATGGAAACTTTCTAGCGCTATGCGGATATGATGACTCTTTTACTAACGAAGCCCTAGATATTATCCCAACAGATCAGGTCAAGACCTTGGTAGAGCGAAATGGAAGAGCTGTTATCGGAACTTACAAGACCGGATACCCGAACAAGGGAACTAACGCCATGATTGATTGCGAGTACCCCCTAGCTCAGATTGGTGACGATGGTTATCTATATTATGCTGACTTTACCAACACCATGCCGATCAAGCGCTTTCCGGCAGGTGGTCGTGTCAACCCTAGCGGTGTTACCAACGAAGTCGATCAGGTCAACATCTATGACTGGGAAAGCAACTCCTTATCTTGGGTGGACAAACAAACCTTGGGGAATATGAGTCTCTGGGGAGTATTTGGTGCAACATCGGGTTACAACGGAGTCTATACCTATGGTAGACGGAATAAAGAGCAACCATTTACCCTAAACTTGGAGTATGCCTTGGAAGCAGATGAAATAGGCGCTGTGACCAATGTAGATGGCACGACAATCATCTCTTATAGAAGTGGTGCTACTTATGGCGTGAAGGCGGTAGATGCCACTACAAAGGCTGTGGGGCGATATGAGAGTTTAGAGTTTAGATCACCAGTAAAGGGTGTAGAAAAGCCGACCAACTGGAAATATGCTGAAGTCTTTACTGAGAACTTACCAGCCGGAACAAGTATTGAAATGTTCTACAAAATGAATAAGGCTACTTCTTGGAAAAGAGCCTATACAGCTAATGGTGGAGTAGCGATGGATTCTTACAATATGAAGAAGGGGACATTCCGGATTGGAGCTGAAGGTGATGTCTTTGAGTATAAATTGCTTCTCAACTCGACTGGTAATGTCTCTCCGACAGTATTAAGAGTTAGAGTTTATTTTGAATAATGGATGAAAAAGTTTACACACCAGAAGTTATCACTGAGAACCCATTTCCAACCCAGAACTCAGTTATCGTAACCGAGAGTTCCGGAGAAAGTGGGGGTGTTTATTCTAATGCTACAACCAACGACAAACCGATAGTCAGAAAAAGGATTGCTACAGAGCTACTTTCAACAGCTCTTAACACACGAAGCAAGCGCATATTACAAGAGTTTGAGTTGCAACAGTCCGGAGGATTCAGAATAGGAAACTATAAGGAAGGAATTACCGGAGAAATCTCTATTACACCTGAAGGAATTATTACCAAAGACAAAAACGGACTAACCACAGTAGCTATTTATGGTGAAGATGGTAGTGGGGTATTCAAAGGTACAATACAGGCCGGATCATTTGTGGCCGGAACGCTATATCTAGGTAGTGAAGCCGGAAATGTCTATATTGACGGAGAGGCACAACAAATTATCATCAATGATGGTGAAAACGATAGAGTACTAATTGGTTATGGAAAAGGCTTATTCTAAATTATGGCTGAAGATTATGGTCTGAAGGTATCATTAGAGGGTTATGATGTACAGACTTGTACAGAACTTCAAACTGCTTTTTCAAACAACTCTAATCTACTAAAGGTAGCCTATACCGGAAGTGGAACTATACCAGCCGGAAATGTAGTTACAATCACTCACGACCTTGGTTATGTGCCTCAATTTTTGGTTTATGGAGATGTTTATAACCCATACGAAGAAGTAACAACCTCTTATCTTGCAACTGGTGATTTTTGGGATCAGTTGGTGGCTGGAGCTGATACAACCACCCTGAAGGTAATAGGCATGGAAGATCAACCCTATACTTATTATATTTTCTATGAGACTATCGATGGTACATCACAAGACATCACTGCTTCAGATGCAGACTATGGAGTAAAGGTCATGAAAACTGGTTACGATATAACATCAACCAATCTAGATCATCAATCACTGAATAGTGAAAAAAACTGCTTGAAAATAGCAAAATCCGGAACATACTCCGGAACTTCAATAGATAGTGATTACAATACTGTTTCAATCGCACATGGACTTCCTTACACACCATCGTTTCTAACTTGGTTTCAGATCAATGGTGATGGTCTCTATTATGCTGGAACATCCCTAGATAGTATCGAATATGTTAGTGCAGATGGAACAAATCTCTATTTTACCTATCATGGAATATCCGCCGATCAAAGTATTAAATGCTATTACATATTATTTGTTGAAAAATCCACATGAGTAAAGATTATGGAATTAGAATCTCTCAAAAGGGACACGATGTTAAGACCTGTACTGATCCGGAGACAGTATTTAGTTCAAAGTTTGATAATCTGAAAATACACACTAGGGGGACTGGAACAATTTACGATTCAACCGGAAGAACTCATACTATTGCACATGGTTTAGGTTATATTCCGGCTTTTGTAATTCATTCTCAGCCTGACATATTGTTCACTTCAGCCTACTCATCCTTTGGTCTCGATGGAAAATATATGATAGCTCCCATTCAACCAATAGCTACCGATATCGGATCTCCTTATTATTGGTACAACCGAGGAACTACAGTTTGGGCTGATTCAACTAATATCTACATTAAATTAGATGACGACTATGGATACGAATATAGCTTTACAGACTGCGAAAATAATAACTACGGAGGTAAACTTGGAGCTTTTTACACAAGTGGTTCATTTCCAGTTGGTCGTGATGGGGATGATTATTTATCTGGCGCATTAAGGTTTAACGATATAGATGTAACGGGAAGTGTCCAGAAGGCAAAAATCGGGATTTATATTGTCGAGTTAGGAAATAACTCAACTCCAGTTAAAACTTGGGGAATGGATGAAGATAATACTGGTGATCTCTCTGGTGATCCTATGGGAAGGACAAAAACCACAGCATATATTGAGAATAGTAGAGATGCTGGATTAAATACTGGTTCAACTTGGGCATATGAAGTCACAAGTATTTTTAATGAAATAATTGGAAGGGGTGGCTGGTCAAGTGGAAACCATATGGGATTCTTGTTTGAAGATAATGGCTCAACGAATGATACTCTGATTATGATTCCAGAAGGATCATCTGACAATACTGGTTTTCCATTTAACACACCAAATACTTATCTCAAGTGGCTCAAGAATGACAAACTTACAGATTACCGATATACGATCTTCAAAAACAAACTTGCATGATAATGTTGCCTTTAACTAACTCTATTGTTTAATCTAGCAGTATGGACACACTCGAAGAACTAAGAAGTGCGGTACAGGATGACCTGACAGTAGGGAGCGAATCCACCCTGTACTCACCCACAACCATCGACCTTGCTATCAATAGGGCTTACCGAAAGGCTGGAGCAATGTTTAACTGGCCGGAACTCATGGATGCTAAGAAAACCACAACAGTTGCTGGACAAGAATACTACGACTACCCCTTAACATGGAGATCAAACTCAATCTGGAAGCTAAGAGTCAATAGTGAACGCTACGGAGAAGATCCGGATGGTTCTCCCCTCTCATTTGATGACTATCTAAACTGGAAAGAGGACTACCCTTCATCTACCGACAAGAAGTGGAGTAATCAAGAAAGACGATACTTTATCTGGCCAGTACCAACCGCCACAGGAACTGAGATCTGCGTACATGGAATGATGGTGACTACCAAGTTGACTGTAGACGGAAGTGTAACCATCTTCTCCTACTCGATGCCGGAAGGTAATGAGGCTATAGTATCAGAAGCGGTTGCCATCCTTAGAAACAAAGGCTCTGAGGACAAAACCGGACAATTCAGAAGTCTAGAAGCTAAACAATTATTAGCAATCGCTTGGGATAAAATTGCCAAAGAGAAAGCTAAGTACGAGAAGAACCAACCCTTCTTCGATGTACCTAACTTCTTTGGTGATACAAGTACAAAAGACCTAAGAGGTCTATTTGACATTTAATATGACAGATCCAACAGGAAAACCAGCGCCATCAGGAGGCTTCCAAACCGGAGGGTGGTATTCAGGATATCAATATTGGAATGGAACATTTGCTCCCCAAGCAGGACAGATCCATCCGGCCAGTACTCAACAGGGTGCTGGACAAGCCGTATCACCTGAAGTAAACGCTCAGACATCAGTACAAGCAGGACTAGCTCCAAATGCTAATCAGGACTATATAAATATGCTTAACCAACAGCCAACGGCGACAACAGCCCAGTATGCTCCTTCTGCGACCACTACAGGCGCTTCAGGTGGCATGACAGGTACTTCTGCGATGACACTTCCAACAACTCCGGAGCTGGACTTACAAAGCCTCTATGGCAACCTACAGAATCAATCTGGAATATCAGACTTACAGAACAAATATCTCGAACAAGAAAGAGCTTTTATTAACGCTAAAGCTCAGATAAACGATAACCCTTATCTCTCAGAGGCCACCAGAGTGGGTAGAGAAGCCAAACTAACCAAGATCTTCAATGAAAACACCGCTAATCTTCAAAACGAGATCAAGATGAAACAGGCTGATGTGGAGACTCAGATGAATCTTGCTATGAAACAGTTTGATATTAACTCAGAGATCGCTAAGACTAACTTTGCTAAGTTTAATTCACTACTTGAGATGGGAGCTTTGGATAATGCTACAGGAGACGATATTGCTAATATCACCAGAGCAACTGGAATATCCTCAGACATGATCCAGAGTGCGATCAAGTCAAGAACGGCAAAGGTAGAAACACAAGTGATCCAGTCTACTGCTGATAGCGGAGAGGTAACTGTCTCGGTGATCGATAAGAATACTGGAGAAATTATTAGCCAGAAAAGTCTTGGAAGGATTGGAAATGCTCAGACCGGAGATACAGGGGTTTCTAGTACAACTCTCAATAGTGCGGTGAAGGCTTTGGAGGCAGTTGACCTAACCGGACAACAGAAAAATGATGCTTATGCCGGACAAACAACTCAAGGAGATAAGTTATTATCTGAAGAGGAAGCTAACATCGCATATCAGAGTATCCTAGCCTTAGTTAATTATGATGAAGCAAAAGCTAACACATTATTCAAACAGGCTTGGGATTATGGACAATTCCAGACTTGGACACCATAAATTATGGCTACAGTTGTCGATCAATTATTTGGCAAACAAGCAACTACTTCTGGGACAAAACCGACAGTAACAACAAAAACAACTGCTCCGGTAGTCCAGAGTATCTTTGGTGCAACCAAGAAAGTTTCTCAACCCACGACAACTCCTCCGGTAGTCTTTCCAACCACCTCTGAACCAGAGAAAAAAGTACAAAAACAGGGACTTTTTCAAAAAGCAAAAGATATTGTTGTAAAAGCGGTAGAAACATACAAAAAGATCCCCTCGACTGCTCAGGAAGTGAAGATGCTGGAGACTGCCATCCAACCGCTAGTTGACAAGGCAACTCAAAACCCTACAGTCAAGAATATCCTAACTGGAATAGCCAGAAGAACATCTGGAACTGGTATTTTGGCCACCATCACATCAGTATCACCAGAGGTTACTTTTTCTGAAGCCTATGAAACATTCAGAAAAGCACAGTCAATAGAAAACGACACCCTAAAAGAACAGTTCCTTACCAGCCTTGGAGATACATCTCCTCAGACGGCTTTGGGTGTAGCTCTCAACTTCGTACCTATCGTTGGCAAGCCACTATCAATAGCTTACTGGACTGCTGTATCAGCCGGATCAGAACTTGATGAAAAAGGCAAGGTTACTCCTACCAATGTTGCGATTGATGTTGCTCTGGACAGTGTACTTGGAAGAACTTTGGAGAGTTTATTCAAAAGTACAACAAGAACTCTATTCAATACAGTCAAGAAATCATTTGTCGCTGAAGGTGGTACTGAGGTGGCACAAGATCTACTCAAGTTTGCGAATGAATACAGGCTCTCAACCACACAAGAAGGCAAGGATGCGATTATTCAACAGGCAAAAGAATACTTCACATCTGGACAGATACTGGTTACAGCCGGAGTCGGAGGTATATCCGGAGGTGGTATAGCTATTGTCGGTAGCGTACTCACTCCGGAACAGGCTCTAAAAGAAACACTTGGAACTCCAAAGCAAGAGACTCCGGAAAGTAAAGAGATTATTAAGGTGGCCATAGAAGCTCAACAGCAGGGAGCAAATGTAAAGATAACCGAGAAAGGCGCTGAGATAACACAAGAAGCGCCAAAGGTAGCTCCGATTGAGGTAGTCGAAGAAGCTAAACAAAAAGCAGAAGAAGGTAAGGTTGTAGAAGAAGAATTGCCATATGATCCATCAAGACTTGAAATAAGGATTTTGAATCCAAATACAGGTGGAAATCCAAGTGATAAATATGAAGTGCAGGTTAGATATAAGGGATTTGCCTCAGAAAAGAAAGGCTTTGACACGAAAGAAGAAGCACAGAAGTTTATGGACAACTATGAGTTTAAGGGAATGACAACGAGTGTGGCTGATGATTATGCAGGATCAAAATTCTTTGGCGAGACATATTTTAAGAATCTAAAGGTTAGTCCTAAGCCAACAAACAAGGGAATAGAATCCCCCCAAGGACTAACACCAGAGGTGGGGGTGATAAGAAACTCAGACATAAAAACATTTTTTGATAAGAATTACGATAAATTATCTACATCAGACCAAAATAAACTAAGCAAGATTATCTATGGTATGAGGGGAGAGTATGGAGGCGAAGCAATACTAAAGCCAGATGAGGAGAGGCTTCTAAAAAGAATAATGGAAGAAGGTAGAACAATGTCCAAACCTGTTCCTGTAAACATAAAAACTGGCAAATCTGCCTTTAAGGGTGGTGATGTATTTCCAAGTTATGGAGAATACTCTCAAGAGTTTGGAGGATACAAAGCCATCTCTCAAGGAATGGATATGCAGGGTGATTATTTAAGAGCCGTCAACGACTCTATAACAGGTAAAAGAACAGACCTCGGTAAACCTACGTCGCAAGTTATTGATGAAGCAAAAAGAATAATTAACACTCACTCTCTAAACCCAGAAACTGACTTATCAAACTTAAATAGGGCAATATCCCAGTCAGGACTAACACCAGAGGTAAGTAGTGTTGGAAAATGGGTTAGTGTACAAGATAAGGGATCTATACCGGGGGAGTCACCTTTGCTAGAACTTAAAAAGGGTAATAAAACAACTGCTGGCTTATTTGACTCAGAAGATGGTGGTTTTTATATTAAAGACACAAACGGTCATTTTACAAGAAATCCCGTTACAGAAACAACTATATTTGATACTAAAGAAGAAGCGATAAAACAGTTTGATAAACAGCAAAGATTTTCTTCCCAAGGACTAACACCAGAGGTAAAGGAGAAAGCCAAACCGAAAGAGGTGGTAGCAAAAAAAGAAAGGCCAAAGGTTGAGAAGAAGCCGGTTGAAGTAAAAGAAAGCAGATTTACCAAGCCGATCAATGAGTACCTAGATAAGTCTTATGGTAAAGACATTGAGACTGCCGGAAAGAAGCAAATACTGGAGGCCTTATCAAGAACTGATGGTAATGCTTATCTTAACTACACTCCAGAACTTAATAAAAAACTAAGCAATCCGATGGGTGGGATAGTGGATGACTCTATTGAGATAAGGCCTGCTCTTCTGTACGGAGGCAAAACTAGAAATGTCTTTACCGATGGTTATCTTCTCATTCTCAACAAGAATATGGCCGGAGAGATAAATGATAGATTTATTGAAAAAGAGAAGGCCTCATTGGTTAAGGAGTTTCAGAGAGATCCTGAAATAACCTTCAAAGAGGCTAATAAACTGGCTGATGAAAAAATTAAAGAGAATATCGAACTATATTCCGGAGAGAAACAATATCCTCCCTACAAAGATATCGCCCCTTCAGAGAAAGGAAAACTGCTTGAGCCAAAGGCTATTTACTCTAACATAGGTACTCCAGTTGTCATCCATGACCTAGATGGAGAGCAAGTACACATAGGCGCTGACAAGATCGCTCTCTTCAAAAAGTACTTTCCGGAATTGGAACTCTATGGCACAGGATCTATAAAACCAGTAACAGTCTACAACGGCAAAGAGATGGTGGGTTTAATCATGCCGATAAGACATGATGAGGTTATTTATGATCTGGAAAATCCAAGTACCGCCAAACAGCCCCTCGCTTCAACCGATGCTTATGCTACTTCACTTGAAAACATTACCGAGTCGATGGATCAGTTTAAGGTGGTGCGCTTTCCGGAGATGGTTAGGTTTGCCGAACAACTCATGGGAAGGACTCCGGAGGTAGAACCGATAAGACCAAGAAAACATCTAGGACTGGTTAGAGGTCTATTTACCCCGACTCTTGACGGCAAGATTACCCTCAATCCGACTATCTTCAAAGATCCCAAACAGGCCTCATTTACTCTAGCCCACGAAATGGGGCATCTGATTGACTACCTACCGGATCAGGTCACCTCAAGAGGCAACCTTCTGGGAAGAATAGCTACTATGAGAAAGTTTCTGAGACAGACTTTCTCCGGAAGAGATATTGAGGCTCAGGTAGACGAGCTAATTCAGGAGAGAAACGACCTTAGAGAACAGCGAAGAGAGGACAGAAGTAATAGAGAACTACTCAACCAACTCAAGAAGATCAATAAGGAGATAGCGCAACTGCGCTCCAAAGATGTCATCAAGAACGCTGAGATAAAAGCGGAACTCTGGGAAGTCAGCAAAAAGTGGAGACCGCTTGGTAAAAGTAAGGACTCTGAGTATCTAAAATACCGGAACTCTCCGGAAGAACTCTACGCTGATGCTATCTCGGTACTTCTCAATGATCCTATGGCTCTCAAACAGTCAGCGCCTAAGTTCTACGATGCTTTTTTCAAGAACCTAGAGGCCAAACCTAAAGTCATGGATGAGTATCTCAAACTCCAGAAGTTACTACACTCAACTGAAGAAGAGATCCTCAATCAACGCTTGTCTGACCTTGACAGTGATTATGCCGAAGGTGAAGCAAAAGGTCTGGCTATAGACTCGGAGGCTCTTAACCAAAAAGAGAACCTCATAAACATCATGTCCACTCTCTTCAATGACAAGAACGCTGAAATCAACCGAAGAGTCAACAAGTACATTAAGGCCGGAGGGATTGTCGATCCTAAAGTCAACCCTATTTATGATCGAGCCGGACTTAACTACATGGAGGGCTTTGTCAAGAACTTTATCGCTGATAACTTTCAAGGAGCAAAGACTCTGGCTGAGGAAGTGCCGAATGGGTGGGTAAACTTAGGCAAGATCCTTCAACTAGAAAGAGCTATCTACGAAAGAGGAGAACTGGCTAACCCTAGAGGTTACGATCCGGTAGAAGCACAAAAGACACTAGACCAACTCCAGAACACGATGACTCCGGAAGAGTGGGCTTCACTTCAAAAAGCTAAAGAACAATTCAGATCGGGAGTCCAGAAACTGATTGTGTATGCCGAGGAAAACGGCTTCTACAAACCGGAACTTATAGCTCAGATGAAGGCTAATCCGGCCTACGCCACTTTCCAAGTCCTAGACTACTTTGATACCAAGGTCAGCTCTTCAGTCATCCACCAAAAGGGAACTCTCAAGGCTATTGCTAATCCGGCCAACTCCACGATCATGAAGGCTATCACGACTCTTCGTGCTATCCGCTACAACCAGTCAAGAGATATCAACCTTAACTTCATGGAGACAGCTTTTCCAGAGGATATTACACCAGCCAGAAAACGCTTCACCGGAAAGACAATCGAGTACTTACCATCAAAAGACAGGACTCAGGAACTGGTAACAGTCATTCGAGATGGCAAGTTACAGGGATACTATGTACCTAAAGAAGTGGGTACAATCCTCAACTTCTCCAACGACAACACCATGAGACAACTCGGAAAGCTGAGTAAGATGCTTACCGGAGCTGGTATCTACCGACCTCTCTTTACCTCACTTAACATGGGCTTCCAGATCTTCAACCTGAAGAAAGATTTTAGTAGATCTTGGAAGAACCTACCGGACAGGACTGTTAGACAGGCGGTTACTTCATTCTTCAAACTAACCGGAGAGTACGAGAAAGCTATAAAACCTGCTTGGAGAAGAGCCACCGGAAAACCAGATACTTTGATCAAAGAGATGGAAAACGCCGAACTTCTCGGACTCACCCTAAACCAGCTTTATGGAACTCCAGATCCGGAGGATCAACAGATTAACAGAACACTTCAGAAAATTGGAGTCTTGCCTCAAGAAGAGGCCAACTCAAGGTTTAGAACTCTAGTCAAACCCATAATCAAGATATTCGATGGAGTAGAGATTATTGGGAACTTTATTGAGACTCTACCAAAAGTGGCCGGATACAAGATTATCCAAGCAGAACAGAAGGCCAAAGTCCACTACATCAGAAACTATATCGGCTCTCCGGATTTTAGAGTAGCCGGAACTGCGACTCCAATAACCAACAACATTTTCCTTTTTTCTAACGCCAGCAAAGAGGGTATCAAGGGAGATGCTAACTTAGCCTTCAAGAAGTCTCCGACTCGAAGTGCTTGGTGGTTCAAGACAAGCCTAGATGTTGTCCTTCCGAAACTACTACTGATTGCGATGGCCGGAGGACTACTGGGAGATCCATTCAAGAAACTACTAGAGAATGTCTCCGAGTACGACAAGACCAACTATGACATCATTCCGATGGGTACAGACAAGAATGGTAAGACGATCTTCATTAGAGTACCCAAAGACCAGACTGGACAGTTTATCGGAGCGCTGGTCTGGAAGTTTGCTAACCTTCTCAAGCCTCAAGACAAACAGAGTCTCCTATCAGATATTGCCGACATCTTTGGTCTATGGGCTGGAGAACTACCAACAACAGTACCCTCTATTGATGGTTTTGTAGCCACCTTGACCTATCTCTCTGGAAAGAACCCCTACGACTCATTCAGAAACAGGCTAATTATTCCGGAGACCGAGTTTAAGGCTGGTTTCAAATACTCATTTCCGATATTCCTTGACTGGCTTTCTAAGAACCAAGGTCTAAACATCGTACTGCCTTCCTATACTCCGGAAGGTCAGATTTCTTCTCTAGAGAAAACCCTCAACCTTCCAGTACTCTCCAATATCATCGGTAGGTTTATCAAGGTGACTGATTATGGCAAGATCGAGAAGCAAAGGATAGAACAAAAGAAGATAGAACAAGAGTCTGCTGTCCGGACTGCCGAGAAGAAAGTGCAAGTTGAGAAGGCAGTCAACACTTTTGTCAGCAGTGAAGATCAGAGTCCTCAAGCCAAACAGAAAGCCATCAATGACTTAATCGTCAAGGTGCTAGGCCACCCAGTCTCCTCTAAGGAAGAAAATACAACGGCTAACGATATTACCAAGCGATTTAACATGGGAGTCATCACAGACCGCTATGATGCCAATGTAGACAACATTATCTCGGCTCAGACCAATGATCAGAAGGCAAGCGCCCTAAAGTACCTCTATGAAGAAGATCGTAAGACTTTCGATCTGGTCATGCCAATACTCACCCAAGAGGGGATTTTGAGTAAAGACACTCTTCAGAAGTTTCAGATTTTACTCTCAACCGGAAACAAAAAAACCTCACAACTTAACCCTTTTAAGGTTCGTCAGGCCATGGCTAGTGAAAAGAATATGGGGAATACCAAGTTTGAAGTCTGGGATCTAGCAAAAACCGGAGATGGAGATGGAAGGATCATATTTACCAAAGAGAATGAGTCTATCCCGATAAGATCCAGTAAAGGCAGGGACACCGATAAGATCATCATGAGTCATCAGGTGGAGATAGATGCTATTAACAAAGCCTCGAAGCGCTTTGGGGTTAGAGCCGGACTAATGGTAGATATTGCTTTACAGGAAAACAGTCTCAAGAATACTCCTCACTATCCTAATGATCCGACAAGAACGGCCACCGGACTGTTTGGAATCACCGATGCTACATGGAGAGAGAATCTAACCAGACTGAAGAAACTCGGAGTGCTAAGCGATAATCCTTCAAGAGAGAACCCAAATGACAATGCGATGATGTCAGCTTATCTACTTGGTGAGAAGAAGCAGATTAGTAGGTGGAGAGCTGGGGGGTATCATCGAAAGTGGTCTCAGTTCTATACAAAAGATGAGTTAAAAGACTACGGAAACTTATAAGTTGACTCTAACCAATAATTATTGCCATACTGAAACAAATGACACTCAAAGAACTAGCGGAAGATTTGAAACGATATGTAACTTTAGATAGGTTTAATCCTGTTGAAAAGATAGTCTACGGCTTTGCTGGTATTATTCTTACTTCCGTTGCGGTTCTGTTAGTCTCTTTAGTGTTACGAAAATGAAATACCTTAACCTCATTTTATATTTTACTATCATTATTACTATCGGAATTATTATCCTAATAGGATTTTGGTTAAACTACCCATATAAACCTATCGTCTTTAAGGATAGCTACTTTAAGGTACTTACCCCAGTTGTTAAATCTGGAGATATTGTCCAGTTTGAGGTTGACTGTTGTAAATACACTAAGCTAGGTGCAAAGATGAGCCGAACCTTTATTGACGGGATTACCTTTACCACCCCAGAGGTGGATGTGAACAGGGCGATTGGTTGCTCTAAGTCGATTGTAGGAGTGACTGTGCCAACTACCTTACCAGAGGGAAGATATTATATTAAGACAGTTTACCGCTATCAGGTGAATCCAATAAGAAATGTTGATGTTGTTACTGTAACGGAAAAGTTTAATGTTATAAAATGATTAAGATCTGCCTTCAGTCTGGACATGATGGTAAGGCCGGAGCAGGAGCGCCTAACGAGTCGGCTACCAACAAGCGAATTACTGACCGATTAGCAACAGTCCTCCGTCTAAGAGGGTTCGAGGTTACACAAACTAACTACTATGCTTTCCAAGATCCAAATGTTACTAAGGTGGACTTTGCTTTGTTTCTGGCTCTTCATTGTGACATGGATTATCCGAATGATCTGGGGAGTGGCTTCGCAGACTATCCAGAGCCTTCTACAGATGGTGCTACAGTAGAGAGTCAAAGAATTACCTCTTTAGTCAATCAAAGTTACTTTCCGGAGGTGGGGATAACTTACAAGAATAGGTCTAATGCAAACACCCGATATTATTATATGTGGAGTTATTTAACAGCCAAGACACCTTGTGTTTTGATTGAGATGGGGCAGAGCGTGGATGCACACGACTCAGTTCTTCTTGCCAACACAGATTTAATTGCCAATGCTCTCGGTAGAGCTATCTGTAAAGCCTTCAATGTCAGTTTCGATATTAGTCCCATAGGAACACCTATTGGCGACACCTTACTGTCACTAAAAGCGGAGATCGAGACTCTAAAAGGTCAACTCGACACAGCGAATAAGAGCCTGATAGCACAGAAAACTCAGTCGGATAGTGCTTTGGCAGTGTCAAAGGCAGAGTGCAAGAAAAAACTCGATGATTTTAAGGCTTCCCTATTAAAAATTATTAACGAAACAATATGAAAATCACCTACACCGATGTTTCCCCCATTATTGAGGCTATAAAACAGGGGTTGAGGATTATAGCAGTTGCTATAGTGCCACTTCTTATAAGCCAACTTACAAACAACACTTTTGAGTTGCGAACAATCCTTGTATCCGGAGCGATAGCGCTTCTCATGTCGATTGATAAATATCTCCACCTAGAGGGCAAGGTTACAGAAAACGAGAGCTTGACTAAAGGATTGACACGCTTCTAAAATATCTTATCTCCGGAGACCTGAGTCTCCAGAGTAAAACGATTAAGAAAATCTGACTTTATTCTTTTCTCGCTTAACATCAAAGTTGTAGACATCCTCCAGTTGACGGAGATAATCTACAGCTTTGTCTGATGTCCAGAACTTTGGAGCGCTAATCTCCAGTCTGTTCAACATCCACTTCTGACTGTATCGAGGAGTGTCCACCATCTTCATCAGGGCAATGACGAAGGTGTGAGTGTAGACCAACCTTCCGGTATTGATACTACAGATCTCTTTGATGAGATCTTTTATCTCGATAGCCTTATTCTCGGAACTGATCCGGAACTTCCCTTTCTTGAAACCATCGATGTCATTTCCCCCCTTATCCCAAGCCAAGATTCTTCTAGCGCAACCAAGAGGAAGAGCATTTTCTGCCATGAAGCTAGCCAGAGCCTCATAGTGTTTATTACCTCTTTTGATCCAAGAGTGTAAGTAGTCGGAAGCCATCCAGTTTCTACTGGTAGTGTTGACTGTCTGGACTGTCTCTATATCGCCATTCTTACCGATATTGTAGTAGACAGGCACATTGAGGATCTTACAGGCTTCTAGTCGATGTTGACCATCAATGACTTCCATTTTCTTATTAACCAGTATGGGGAAGTAAGGAAGAAGATTGCTCTTCTTGATCTCTCTTACTAATCTCTCAACTGCCG